ACTGCCGGCACCTACAACAACATCAGCTTCGAGCAGTCTCTGGAGATCAACGGCGTCCGTTACGATCACGTGATGATGGTCAACGATCTGCCCTGCATCTTTGTGCCCTCCAGCCGCATGATGACTGCCATTGACACCCGCTCCGGCAGAGGCGATCAGGCTGACGGCGGCATCGCTGCCGCTGCAGACGCAAAGGAGATCTACATGCTGCTGACTTCCTGGGACGCCCCTCTGGCCGTTTCCAAGATCGACAGCCTTAAGCAGTTCGGCCCCAGTGAAAACCAGTTTTTCGACGGCACCGCCATCCAGGCCAGATACCTGTACGACCTGTTCGTACCTTCCAACAAGATCGTCACCATCGGTGCGGTCACCGGCGCTTAAGGATTATGCTGCGGGTTTCTTTTGCCCGGCCGGAGGCAGAGGAGCGGATCCGGTCACTGGCACTGCAGCTTTCCGGCCTTTCCGCACCGCCGGAAAACGCCGACGTACTGTTTGAGACCACAGTGCGCGCCGCACTGAATCTGTGCGGCCGTAATGACGTGCCGGAGGGCATGGAGGCGCCCCTGGGGATCATCCTGGCAGGTATGTACCAGGGCGGCCTCAACCGTCCGGTCAGCGTCGTCAAGCGCGGCGATACATCCATCACCTACGCCGGCGGCAGCATCACCGACACCCGTGCGGTGCTGGCGCCTTTTATCCGGCTGCGCACTGCAGAATAAGGAGGGGTTTCTTTGCACGAAGCACAGATCCTGCAGGCCACCATGACCGACCGCATAACGGTCTGGCGGCAGACGGTGGCGGACGGAGTCGCAGAAGAACGGGAAGTCTATCGTGACAGGGCATGCGCCCTGTCACGGTCGGCTCACGTGGCATCGCCCTCATCTCCGGCGACTATGGCACCGCTGGCTGAGCGCAGCTACCGCATGACACTGTTTCTGCCGGCAGGCACTGTTTTGCTGGCAGGTGACCGCGCACAGGTGACCCGGGACGGGCAGATCTTCTGCGGCGTCACCTCTGACAGCATCCCCTATCCGTCCCACAGCGTATGCGTATTTGAGATCCGGGAGGTGAAAGAAGCATGATCCCTTTATCCGACATCACCGCCGCTCTGGCGGCACGCATCAGCGCCGGTACCGGCGTTTTTGCCATTGACGAACGGCTTCGTACCACCGTCTACCCTTCCTATTACATCAGCGCCCTGCCCCGGGATCTCACCGTCATCGCAGGCGGCAGACAGGTGCTGCGGCAGGTGGAGGTGCGCATCTGCTGCCACTGCTCCCGTCAGCGTGAGGACGAGGGACAGCGTGACATGACCGAGGCGCTGTACAGCCTGCTGCTGCCGGCCTTTCCGGCCTGCGGCCGAAGCTTTTGTCCCACGCAGCTTACCGTGGAGCAGCAGGGAGAGGATATGCTTCTCTCTTTCCGGCTGGAGTTCTGTGATCTGCCCCCCGGTCAGGTATCGCACAACACCGAACACATGGAGGCGCTTTCCCTGACGCTGCGTCGGGCGGAAGCCGAAGAATAAGGAGGATTTTTGCCGGAGCTGTTCCGGGAAAATCTGTGAAATTACAGGGACCCGCCGCAAGGCGGGACGGCGCTTTTTGCGCCGAAAGGATTTTCACGGATCTACTCCGGGAAAATCTATGAAATTATGTTGGGGTCCCCGCGCGGCCTGCCGCGTGGGGCCTCCGGAGGAGGAATTATGGGTTTACCGCAAATCATCATTAACTTCAAGGCCGCCGGTACCAGCGCGGTACAGCGCAGCACCAGAGGCAACGCCGTTATTATTCTCAGCGGCGAAGGCAAGGGCGGCGTTTATACCGGCCTGCAGCAGGCCGCCGACAGCGGTGTGGAAGCTTTTGCCCTGCGTCTGCTGAAGCTGTGCTTCCTGGGCGCGCCTGCCAAGGTCACACTGATCTATACCGGCGACAATACAGAAGCTGCACTGCAGCAGGCCGCCAGAGCCGGCATGGGTGGCTGGATCTGCGCCCCCGGTGTGGAAAGCGCACAGCTGGTCACCTTTATCAAGACCCAGCGCGCTGCAGGCAAACACCTGCGCGCTGTAGTGGCCAACGCCGCAAGCCCCGACTGCGAGGGCATCGTCAATTTCTGCACCGACGGCATTACCGCTCTGCTGGATACCGCGCCGGAAAGCATCAGCACTGCCGACTACACCTGCCGCATCGCAGGTCTGCTGGCCGGTCTGAGCCTGTCTCAGAGCGCCACTTACCATCCGCTGAGCGAGGTGCTGTCCTTTACTGAAAGTCAGGATCCCGACGCAGACATTGATGCCGGCAAGCTGATCCTGCACAACGGCAGCAACGGCACACGCATCGCCCGTGCCGTCACCTCGCTGGTGACTGCAGGCAGCGGCGGCAGCATGGAACTGCAGAAGATCAAGATCGCCGAAGGCGTGGACACCATTCTCCGCGACATCCGCGATACCTTTGAGCAGGACTACATCGGCAAGGTCATCAACGATCACGACGCCAAACTGCTGCTGGTCACCGCCGTCAACGGCTATCTGGCAGGACTCACCGGCACCGTGCTGGACAGCGCCTACACCAATGAGGCCTTTGTGGATCTGGCGGCACAGGAGACCTATCTGCAGAGCCGCGGCATCGACACGTCTTCCATGTCCGACACCGAGATCCTGGCGGCCAACACCGGCAGCATGGTCTTTTTAGGCGCACGTGTCCGCTTCGTGGACGCTATGGAAGATCTGACCTTTAGAATCAGCATGTAAGGAGGAAAACAGCTATGTCCAAACTGATGGCAAACCGCGTACTTTCCGGTTCATTTGCCGAGCTGTGGATCGACGGCAGCCGCATTGCCGAAGCCAGCAGCATCAAAATGACCGTCAAGGTAGAGCGCACCGACGTTCAGATCGGCATGGATATCGATTCCAAGATCACCGGCTACCGCGGCGAAGGCGAGATCCGTCTGCGTCAGGTATTCACCCGATTCTTTGACATCGTGGAACAGGCTAAGCAGGGACATGACCTGCGCGTTACCATCACCACCGCCCTGAAAGATCCCGACAGCATGGACGGCGCCGAGGAACGCTACAGCATCGCATCGGTGGCGCTGGAAGAACTGCCGCTGATCAATTACGCCACCGGCAAGATCAACGAGCAGACCATCAAGTTCCGCTTCCTGCCCGGCGAAATGAAAAATCTGGCGGGCATCAGCGTCACTGAGGTGGCCTGATGAGTACCGCCGCACAGTGGCAGGCGGCGCTGGCACAGCACAGGCCGGACAGGACGGTCCGTATCCTGTTCGGACGGCTGAGGCTGGTGGCCCAGTGCCGCAGTCTCACTGCCGGTGAGGTTGCGGAATGTGCTGAAATGGGCGGCGAGGCCGGGGCGCGGTATGCGCTGTATCTGGCCTGTGACGCCCTGCGGCAGGCCGGTGACGCACTGCAGAAACAGGGGGAGATCCTCTCCCCCTTTGACATTACCCGGCGCATCCCCTATGCCGACACGGCGGCGGCCGCCGCGCTGATCTTTTCCCTGTCCGGCGCAGGTGAGGCCGATATCCGCCTGCTGGAGGAAGACGAGGATGAACAGCAGGCCATTGCCATGGCACAGGCCATGCATCAGAGCAGTGAACACGCTGCGCCGGCCGCCGCCCTGCCGGTATGGGGCGACGAAGGGATGGCGGCCATCGTGCCGCCTGTGCCTGCCGTGCCGGACGCTGCGGCGGCTGTGATCCCCGGGACGGCACCGCTGCTGCCCGGCAGCAGCAAAAAGACAGCTGAAGAAGCGGCTGCAGCGGCGGTTTCCGGGCTGCCGGAGCCTGCGGCGCAGACGCTTTCTTCCCGGCCGACGCCGCAGGCACTGACATCAGAGACGGTATGGTGGGAAAACCATGAGGCGACCGCCGGGCAGACCCGCCGCAGTGCCGCCCCGGCCTCTGTCCCGGCACAAACCGGCAGTGACCCCGATCCCGATGCCTTTGCCCGCGTGCTGGCCGACCGGCTGCGCGACGCGGCAGGAAATATGTGAGGTGCAGCATGAGCGATAAAACAAGAACCGTTCTCATCTGGTTCAACAACGATGCACAGCGGCTGACCTTTGCCGTCAATCCCCGGGAGATCCGGGTGACACGGCCTCAGACCACCCACGAGTTTCACACCATCGACGGCGAGGTGGTCCATGCCGCTGCCGGACGCGGGCTGCTGCAGGTGGAGTTTTCCACCTTTCTGCCCTGCGCAGACTCCCGTTTTTATCAGGGCGTGCCGCCGCTGGAGGCGCTGGCACTGCTGAAAACATGGCAGAACAGCCAGCGGCCGGTGCGACTCATCATCTCCGGCACCGACATCAACGACGCCTTTCTCATCACCCGTCTGCAGCAGACCATCAGCGAGGGGGATGAGGACATCGGCATCTCCCTGTCGCTGAAGGAATACAAGTTCTTTCCCCTGGAAGGGCCTTCCGCTCTGGTGGGCAGCAGCGGTCTCAACCAGCGACCCGACGAACGCCCCCGGGAAAACACCTATGTGGTAAAGAAAGGCGATACCCTATGGGCCATTGCGGTACGCTACTACGGCGACGGCACCCGTTGGCAGGAGATCGCAAGGCGCAACGGCGTCGCTGACCCACGGAAGCTGTCCATCGGAAAGGTGCTGGTGCTGTGATGCAGGTCATTCTCAAAGGCAGCGACGTCACCGGCATCATCACCGATGTGACAGTGGAGCAGAACATTTCCGCCGCAGGAAAAAGCGCCGCCGTCACGGCGCTCTATCCCCCCCAAGGACTATTATCTGCCCAAGATCAATCCGGCCTGCGGCGACACCGTTTCCATCGTGCACGAAGGGGTGACGCTGTTTGACGGGTATATCGAGCGGCTGTCTTTTTCTTCCGACAGCCTGTGCATCACCATGCTGTGCTTCGACCGCTCTTCCCTGCTGGCCAAAAACGAGGTCTACCGCGCCTTTTACGGCACACCGGCAGCCATCGCCGCCAAGGTATGCGGTCTGGTGGGGCTGGAGTGCGGCAGCCTGTGGCACAAAAGCGGCAGCCTCTATCTGCCGCCCAGCTGCGGCTGCACCGCTTTTTCCGTCATTCGCCGAGCCTACGGTCAGCAGTGTGTGGTGGAAACGCAGAATGGGCGGGTGGTGATTTTCGCACCGGGGCAGGACAGCTTTACCCTGCGCAGCGCCGTGCTGCTGCAGGCAGAGGCGCGGCACAGTACCGAGGATATGGTCAACCGCGCCGTGATCCTGGGCTATAAAAACCGGGTAGAGGCGTCGGCGGAGCACAGCGGCGACATTGTATCCTACGGTCTGCGGCAGCGCTGCTACACTCTGTCGGGGGCCAGAGCAGGGGCCTCCTCTCAGGCCGCAGACCATCTGCAGCGGCTGCAGCAGCAGGCCTCCGTCACACTGCTGGGAAACACTGCCGCCCGCTGCGGCGCCAGAGTCACCATGGACAGTCCGGCTTACGGCGTCAGCGGTGAATATCTGATCACCGCCGTTACCCACCGGGTCAGCGGTGGACTGTTTACTACCACACTGGGGATGGTGAAATAACATGGAAAATCCGTATTATCAGATCATTGCCCTGATGCGTCAGCAGGGGCAGAGCCACATCGACAGCTGCTTCATCGCCCGTCTGACCGGCTATAACACGGAGACCCGTACCCCTGTTTTTTCCATCGAGGGTCAACGGGTGGAGGCGGCCTTTCTCATCGTTGACGGCGTTTCCGCCACGCTCACCGATGTGGGCAGCAGCTATCTCTGCACCGCCATCGACGCCGGGTATCTGATCCTATGCAAAGTAATTTCCGTATGACCGAAAGGAGGAATGACCTTGGCACTTTTTCCCACCGGGAACACCGCTGATCTGCCGCAGCTGCGTGAGGCCGATGCCGACTTTGCCGCAGGCACGCTGCGGCTGAACGGGCGCGGCGACGTGGTGTGGGTCACCGGACAGGAGGCGCTGCGGGTGTGGATCCGCAAGGCACTGCACCTGCAGAGCAGCCGCTTCGACTACCCTGCCCATACCGCAGGGTACGGCAACACCTTCCACACCCTGCTGGGCTGCGACATCGTCACGGCAGAAGCGCTGCTGCCCCATCTGCTGCGGGAGACGCTGCTGGTGAACCCTTACATTCTCAGCCTGCGGGACATCACGCTGCATCGCAGCGGCAGCTGTCTGCAGGCCGCCTTTACCGTAAGCTCGGTTTACGGCGATTTTGTTTACGAAAGCGAGGACATTGAGCTTTGAACAGTTTTGACAGTATTTTAGCCCGACTGCGGCAGACGGTAGGCGACAGCATATCCACCATGGAAGGCACTTTTGCCGGCGATCTGCTGCAGGCCATGGCCAACGAACTGGCACGCATCTACTCTCAGGAGATGGACACCATCTACCAGCGCGCCTTTGTGGCAACGGCGGAGGGCGCGTGGCTCACCGCCGCCTGCGCCGACTACGGCGTTGACCGACGGGAGGAGGAAAGCGACGACAGCCTGCGCCAGCGCACGCTGCAGAAGATCCGTCAGCAGGCTTCCAGCGGCAACGAGGCCCACTATCGGGCATGGGCCATGGAACTGGAGGGCGTGTCGGCGGCACAGGCCAAAGGGCTGACCCGCGGCCCCGGCACGGTGGATGTTTACATCGTGCCGCAGGATCCCGAGGCAGGTCAGCCACTGCTGGACCATGTGGCGGCGCATATTGCCGGACTGCGGCCGGTTTGCGTCGACGTGCAGGTCAGCTATGCGCAGGCGCAGCCTTTGGACGTTTCCGCCGTGCTGACGCTGCAGAGCGGCGCTACTCCAGACGGCGTGGCGCTGGAGTTCGCATCGCTGTATGAAGCATATCTGCGGCAGATCGCCCTGACCGAACAGGGCAGTATCATCAGCCTGCATCAGATCGCGGCACTGCTGCTGCGCTGCTCCGGCGTCCTGGACGTCAGCGACATCATGCTGGGCGGCAGCAACGAAAGTGCGCGGCTGGAAAGCGGCGTTTACGCCACCCCCGGCGCCGTCAGCTTCACCGAGGCGGTGGTATTATGAGCGACATTTTCGCTTCGCTGCCCCCCTTTATGACACAGATGGACGGCGTGCGGCACATTCTGCAGGCGGCGGATGCCGAACTGGACAGGCTGCATGACAACGCCCGTCACGCCTGCCGCCAGCTGCAGGCCTCCACTGCCGACACCGGCCTTGACCTGTGGGAACGGGAGCTGGGGCTGCTGCATCGCAGCGATCTGGATCCCACCGCGCGCCGGGGACAGGTTTTGGCGGCGCTGAGCTTTTTCAGCGCCTGTACTCCGGCAAAGCTGCAGGCGCTGTATGAGACCATTGCCGGCGGCACTGCCAGCTACAGTGAAGACCCGGCAAACTACGCCCTGACGCTGCACGCCGACACCGAGGGCAGCATCATCACCAATCTGCCCGGCGCGGCGGCAGCCATCCGCAAAACGGCGCCGGCCCACGTACAATGCGACATTTCCGCACGCGGGACGCTGTCCCCTGTGCCGGAGGCCCTGCACTGCCTCCACGGCAGCGTGCGGCTGAATATTTACTCTCAGGAGGAAACGACATGAAATTGACCGGTGTTTACACCACCGCAGGAGCACTGCTGTCCGCCAAGATCCTGGCAGGCAGCTGTGACCTGCAGCTGACCCGCGCTGTGACGGGCAGCGGCGCTGCCGCAGAAGGCAGCGATACACTGGAGCAGCCCCGGCAGACACTGGGATTGGGGGCTGTGACCCGCAACGGCACCACTGTCACGGTAGAAGCTACCCTGCTTTCCGCCCAGGCCGAAAGCGGCTATACCCTGACGCAGGTGGGCCTGTACGCCCTGGACGAGGACGGCAGCGAGATCCTCTACCGTGTCTACACCATCGACCAGGGCATCCTGATCAGTCCCGACTGCTCACTGACGGCGGTGTTCTATCTCAGCGACACCGTGCTGACCACCACCGCCACTACGGTGCAGGTCACCTCTGCCGGCGTCATGCTGCGCTCCGACGGTGAGCAGATGATCCGCGGACTGCATTTTTACAACGCCGACGGCAGCGAGACCATCAGCTGCGCCGCAGCCGATCTGCAGACCATCGTATCCCAGCTGCCGCAGATCATTGACCACGACATTACCATCAACGTCACCGGCACTGCCCTGAGCAGCAATCTGGTGATCCGTGATCTGGTGGGTCCCGGCAGGCTGTATATCAAGGCGGCCTCGACGCTGACGGTGGCAGGTTATATCCATATCTGCCGCTGCAAACTGGGCTTTCTTGAGCTGATCAACATTCGGCCCAACGGAAAAAGTCTGGTGGATCTGGGTAATGTAGGTGGAGCCACGGCTCCCGGTGCCGCGCTGGGCGTGGAGGACAGCGAATGGGTACGCATTACAAGCTGCACCGTCACTGCCGACAGCACAGTCAAAGGCGTCGGTTTTTTCTGTAAGAACAGCCGCGTCATCATCAACAGCGTATCGGCAACCAAGCGCCGCTATACGCTGGCCTGTACCGACCGTTCACTGGTGATCCTGCGCAGCATCATAACCGGTTCCTTCGCCACCAGTTCCACCTGTGCCATCTGCGCCGATGAAGGCTCTATGATCGTCTGCTCCAAGCCCCTTTCCACCACCGACCTTAACAATTCCGCCTGGACAGAAATGTACAACGGCAGTATCCTGTTTTCCGGCTCCAATATGTACACAGCTTCTGCCTGGGGTACTGTATAACAAAAGGAGGAAACAGCCATGCAATTATATCTTTATGATACCCAGACCGGCCGCCGTCTGGAAACGGTGGAGGCCGTATCCTATGACGCGCTGAGCTACACCACACCCGGCGGCGGCAGAGTCTGCCTCGGCCCGGAAATAGAGTTCTCCACTCTGCCCGATTGCAGCGAAACGCTGCGGGCCGACTGCCGCAGCGATGCTGCCGGTGTTTATGACATGCTGGCCAACGCCTATCGTCAGGGGGTGCAGCAGGCATGACAAACAAGGAACTGGTTGTGCAGTTTATGCTGCAGCAGGGCTGTGCCGACGCCTTGGCGCTGCGCAGCACCGCAGCTTCTCTCAGCAGCACTGCCGTCATTGCACAGGAACACCGGGCGCCGCTGTTTGACGGCGGCCGCGATTACAGCGGCTGGCCTGTGGGGGCGCCGGTACGCTTCGGCCAACAGACTTACAGTCTGATCCAGCCCCACGACGCCGCACACTTCCCGGAGCAGACGCCGGCGACACTGCCGGCGCTGTGGCGCGTGCTGCACACCACCGACCCTAAAAAGGCAAAGCCGTGGGTGCAGCCTGCTTCCACCAGTGACCTGTATCTGCAGGGCGAGTGTATACGCTGGACCGATGGCACAGTTTACCGGGCGGTGCGCGACACCAACTTCAGCCCTGCCGAATACGCGGCAGACTGGGCAGCCTGCGACCTGTAGCAGGCAAACAAAAAAGACACGCACAAGCGTGTCTTTTTTTACAACAATCCTTTGGCATCACGGTAGTAGGCTACGGCCTGCTCCATCAGTTCCTGCGGCACCTCAAAATACTGCGCCAGTTCAAAAGGCGCGGTGATGCCTGCCTGCAGAGCAAGCTTCAGTTCTTCCAGCGGCACCAGACGACGGATGGCCCAGCGCTGGGCACGGGTCTCCTGCCTGCCGCGGAAGGCCAGGGGGCTGTCCACACAATAAAAACTGCCGGTACGGCAATGGCCCATCTCATGGGCCAGACAGGCGGCCTCCTGGGCATTGTCCGCCAGGCGGTCGGTATCAATGGCGATGCAGTTATCCGGCGCGGAGATGGATGTGCAGCTTTCCATGGGAAAGTAAAACACGTCGATACCGGCCTCTTCCGCCTCCCGATACAGGCGGCTGAGCAC